CTTCGAGGCGCAGGTCATGCACCAGCTGCTCATCTTCAAGCCAGTCACCCACTTGAAAGCCGGGGCAGGCTTTGGCCGCGTATTCATTGTGGCCGCTGATGTGCAGGTCGCCATACTGGCCGACAAGCGTATCAATCAACTCGCGCAACGCCACGTCTTGCGTAGCGGTGAAGTGATCTTCGAAAGCATCGGTCGCCGCTGATCCATGCCCGCCGAAAAGGCAGATGCCGATGGTGTCGGCGTTGTGCCCCAGAACGTGTGCGCCAGAACGCTGAACAGGGCGGCCCTCGGCCACGGTGCCGTCTCGGTCGATCATGAAGTGATAGCCCAAGTCCGACCAGCCGTTGAGGTCCACATGCCAACGGCGCACCTCGGCCACCTTTGCCTCCGTGCTTTGGCCTTCGCGCCAATCCGGCTGCGTGGCTGCTGCGTGAATGATAATGCCGTTAATCTCTCTCACGACTGCATCTCCTCTAGCGTCTTGCCGATGATGTTAGCATCAGTCCCGGCTATTTTGCCAGCCGTCTTATGCCACGTCTCCGCGCTCAAGGTGCCGCGCGAAAAATAGGCCTGCTCCTTTTCCCACTGTTGCCGCCGCGCCACGGTGCGAAAGTGCTTTGCCGTGACGCCGACAAGATCGACCTCTTTGTAGTGGTGCAGGTGCGCGGTCCAGATCGCCCGGTGAACGCCGCAGCGTGCCCATGCCTGGGGGAATTGATCGGCCCATGTATCCTTGAGCGCGGCCCATTTGGCTTTGTCGCCATGATTGGGAAATAGGCCGCAGCCGCCCCACTCAATGACGCGATACTCGTGATCTGAAACGATGATGTTGACGTGAGGAGTGTCGTGGAAAGCCTCGTGCAGCGCCAGCATGACGGCGATGTAGGCCGTCTCATCGTGATTACCCCGCACCATGTGCACCTCGACCTCGGCGTGGGTTTCGGCCAGCCGGTAGATCGCCCGCTTCATGATCCGCACCGCCGCAAGGGTGTTGGCAAGGTGGTCGTGCCGGATCACGTCGCACGGATTGCCGCTTGCGGGCGTGACGCCTTTGTGGTCGTTTGCGTCCAGCAGGTCGCCAAGCTCCACCAGCACCGCCTTGCGGGCCGCAGGAAGCCGGGAGACAACGTCGTCAACGCACGCGGCAAAGTCGGCCTCGACGATGGTGTGATTGTAATTTCGCCCAACGTGCAGGTCCGCTAGCGCGACGAAGTTGCAGACATCATCCGCGCGCGGCTCCGGCGCTGCGATAGGCGGCAGGCGCATGTCCTCGGTCATGACTTCGCGCATAGCCTCGGCAAAGTCGATCCGCTCTTGATCCGGGCCAAGGTAGAAATACAGGCTCGTGCCCGATCCGTCCTTTTCCTTTTGCAGTATCCAGCCGGAATGCAAGCCAGCAAAATCGCTGACGCCCCTGTTGCGAAGCTCGTCGGCAATTTGCGGGTCCAGCCGTTCGGCCTTGGCAAGGCCTTGGAGGCACCGCTTCACTTGCCGGAATGAAAGCCCGGTCTTTTCGGCGATTTCCTCTCGGGTGTAGTGCAAGTCTTTGAGGCGGGCAACCTCTTGGCGACGCGCTTCTAGTTCCTTTGGATCAACTCGCATCTTTATCACCGCGCGGCTCGCCCACTGACATGCTGTCCTTTTGGCGCTGCACCATGTCCTCCCACAAGGCGGTGGCGATGTTGCGCCACATGACGCCCGCCTTGACGATCTCGGGCACGTCCTGCGCCGGAGCCTCGCGTCCGGTCCTGGCCCCCTTGCGCATCCGATCCTCGGCGCGGTTTAGCGCCTCGGTGTGCTCCAAGGCTTCCTCGATCACGCTTTCGTCAATCATTCGCCGTCCTTTCGTGATAGCAGCTTGGCCGCGTCCAGCATCAGGTTGGGCAGCTTGTCCTTGGGGATGCGCACCACCGAACCGCCTTGGTAGAAAATCAGGCCGCGCTCGTCGGTCGCCTCCCAGAAAGCGGGGCTTTCTGGCGTTTCAGTCATTTACCCACCCGCGCAATCAGGGCTTTGATGTCGTCGCGTATCTCGCCCAGCATGGCGTTGGTTTCGTTGCGCGATGCCTTTGCTGCCTCCAAGTCCTCTTTGCGCTGATCCCAAAGCCGTTTGATGTCGCGCTCGTTTTGCAGGCCCTTGCTTTCAAGCCGCACGAGCCATACCAAAAAGGCAACGCCAGCAACTATCGGCTTCCATCCTGCTGTCAACCATTCTGGCATGTCAAACACCTTTTACGAGGCCCGGCTGGAATTGGAACTTGGACAGGGGCACTATTCAAAATCTGCCTTGGTAAACCCGAACCGATGGACAAGGCCCAGGTCTTCTAAATCATCCCAGACGGGTTCCACCTTGGGGCCATCATAATCCGGCTCGTGGTAGTTATCAGGGTAGTCAGCCACGTCCTCTTTGCGCGTCATGGAGCCTTTGAGGCGTTCCATAAACTCGTCATACCTTTTTGTTCCCGCGATAGAGTCGAGGTCCGCTCTGGTGTTGATGACGGGCGATGCCATATTTAGCCTCCATGTGAACAAGTAAGTTGTGGGTGTCTGCCCAGTTTGCATGACCATACCATGCACCTAGGAACTTTTCTAGAGCGACTCTGTCACCGCGAGCTTGCATGGATTTCACTTTTCGCTTGGCTTTTTGCACGCTGTCTTTGCGCAGCAGCTTGTGTCTTGCCCAGATTCTATACCCCAAAAAGTTGACGCCTCGGTTAATCGGGGCCACTTGGTGTTTGCTAAGCTCCATCTTCATCTCGGATCGCGAAAAGTCTTTGATTGCGTCTACATCTTTCTGCATTTTTGAGCAGTCATTGCCTAGTATTATCACATCGTCCATGTATCTCGCCCATTGGCGATGACCCAACTCAAAATGCACAAAACGGTCAATCATGCCGCCGTAGACGTTGGCAAATATCTGGCTGGTCAGACTGCCAATTGGCAAACCCACACCGGTTTGCGGAATAAACAGGCAAAGTAAATCATAGGTTTTTTGACAGCTAATCTTTTTACGGATTAAGCGATGCAAAACTGCACAATCAATGCTTGGAAAAAATTTGCTGTAGTCTGTCTTGATAAAATGCGTCGGCTGTTTTGATCTCATGAGGGCTTGGATGTGTCGCACGCCAGCGTGCGTTCCCAAACCTTCACGACACGCAAACGTGTATGGAAGCAATGTCTTGTCAAAGATTGGAGATATTATGTTGCAAAGCGCGTGTTGAGCGAGCCTGTCTTTGAATGGAAGGGCTGAGATCAAACGAGTCTTGGGATCGTAAATCATGAACTCTGAATATTTGTCAGGCGCATATTCACCCGATGTCAGCTCCTTTGTAAGCCTCTCGAGGTTTGCCCATTCATACTCCTTGAACTCAAGGTATCCCCACGTTCTGCGCTTTCCCTTCATGGTCTTTTTGTATGCAAGCGCCATGTTTTCTGGGGAAACAATCTGCTCAAAAAGGTTTCGGTATTTGTTGCCCATTTTTAGCAGGCCACGCGTTTCGATGTTTCACTACTCTGCGTTATGCCCAACCCATAAACGTGTTTCCCGAAGGAGGATAACCCGGCTGACCACACAAGATGGACGGCCTGCATAGCCTTGGCAGATGCAGAGCGAAAAAGCTGTGTCGGCACAGGCGAAGCGCGACCCGATGTTGTTGTTCGAGTTTGACGCAGCGTTGTTCCAGTTCGAGCATCGTGAACCAGCCTTGGAGCCGTTGTTCCAGTTGCCACCGAAAAGGACCGCATAATAACCCAGATTACCCCTGCGACCGTTTTCGATTGATCCATGCACCAACCATTGCCCCGACCTCTGCGATGAGCGACTGAGCCGCTGACATTTGCCGGGTGGTCATGCACTTGACATCGAATAAACGCCGCATCCAAAAACGAAGCTCTGCCAACATTGCATCAACTTCGTATATTTTTGAGACCTGATTTGATTTTCCTGCTCGATATAACTCCTTTGGTATACCTAATAGACAGGTCAAAAACATATCACGCATCACGCCATGCTTTCGGGGCATGGATTGCGCGATAGGATAAAGATAGTTTATGACCCGCTCGTATTTTTCGACGAGCGCCATTTGGTCGTATGATCTGGATGCTTCTTCGTGGGGCTTCATGATGCTTTCCGCAGTGAGGGGGCTTTCGCCCCCTCATTCAAGTGTCAGGTGGTCACAGGCGAAGCGCGACCCGAGGTCGCTGCCCGAGAGAGACGCAGCGAGGTTCCAGTCCGAGCATCGTGAACCAGCCAGGGAGCCGTTGAGCCAGTCGCCACCGAAACGGACCGCATTCGGGGCGTCATATTCTTCACCGCGTCCTTCGGTGTTATCGTTCCATCCAGTTGTGTTAAACTCACCACCACGATCACGCCCCCAAACCCACATATTGCCCGTGGCCAGCATAACACCCCACTTGGATGTAAAGTTGGACCGCAAGATGGTGCTGCCCGGATCGCTCCCCCCGTCGGTTTCTTCGGTGGTGCCGTAGGCAGCCGCCATAAACTCAATCTGCGTCAGCGTCCGTTTGCCAAATGCCGTTGCAAGCTCCTGAGCCTCAAACCAAGTGTAGCTGCCATATGTCGTAGAGCCATTGCCGCCAAACATGGCTGGAACCTTGGGCGGGCTTGAGCCATCTGCAATCGTGACATTGTAGGCGCTGGACCCGTTGGTAATCGCGTCAACGCCGGTCAGGTAGATGTCCACCCAGAAGCCGCCGCCAACCAGCGTCATGCCGCGCGGATCGGAACAGGCGGGCTTCCATTTCAGGTCGTAGAATGAGTATTCGTTTATTTGCGGCGTGGTGTCCCCGCCAGATTGAGCCGGTGCGTTGCCGCCGGGGGCATAGTGGAAGCCACCGACCTTTCGGGCATTTGCAACTGGCGGGCTGGTATGGTTGCTGGTTGCTTCAAGGCCACCGTCAGGCTTGGCCCAGATGGCATAGTCCGTCCCGGCAGACAGGCTGGGCATGGTGATTGACGCGCCTGATGCAAACGTCACGATTGTATCGTTCACCTCAACAAAAAGGTCTGTCTGTGTTTCGGCAGTATCGTTTCCGGTCTTGGTCCATGCCACTTCGGTTGCGTCGGCCTTCCGAAAAACACCTTTCAGAGAAGGACCGCTAAGCCCAGAAAAAGACCAACTCCCTGTCGCCTGGTCAAACGTAGCAAAATCAATCCAATCATCGTTTGCACTGTTACGAATCTTCAGGATGTCATTCGTTTCATCATACCACCACTGATAGGCGTATGTTGTTGATGGCTCTGACGGACCAGACGAGTTTGTAGCCAGCGCCTTGAGCGCAGAGTTCATATCGGCCCGCATTGACGGGAAGCCTTGATTGGCTAGGTTAAAATCATTCTGGCTCATGCTAGCTCCTTGCCATAGCCTTTTGCCACATAGTCGAATGTGGTCGGGTTGCTGCTCACCGATGCCCCTGTAAAGGTCGTGATGGTAAATCCAGTTCGGCTCTTTTCACTAATAACATATCTATCCCCATCCGCCAATGCAGCTGCAATGCCAATCGCGGGGACGACCTTAAACGCCGCCGAAAATGTCACAACTTGCGATCCAGTGTATGTTATATCATCGGCGGCCTCAAGGCGATCAGGCATGTCAACCTCAACGCTTAGCTCGCGCACGGCTGGCGCGTTCCCCGATGACACTGATGACAGGATAGCGCGAAACCTCAGCGCCCGAGCGCTTACATCGCCCACAATGAAATCACGGTATTCGGACCACACTGGAGTCCCGCCGGGATCGTCATTCGTGGTGGAAATTTGCACGCGCACAGAGGTGGTGTCAAACTGCGACGGGTCTCCATCAAAGTCGCCTTCGCGGGCGTCAAAGTTTCCGGGCGCGCTGTCGAATGTGTTGATGTAATCAAAGAAATCTAGCAGAAGGTTTGTTGTCACGCGGCTGACAAAGCGATTGCCCAGATCAATATACCCGTCAAAGGTGTAAGTTCCAGACTCGGCAATAAAGCCGTCTTCGCCACCAGAATCAAACAATCCAATTCTGTCGTCAAAATTTCCAAGGGCGTCATCAAAAAGAAGGGACGTGTCCAAGGTAATGTAGCGGCTAATTTCGTCTGTAGTCGCCACGACATCAACCTTTGCCCCAGCAAAGTCAGGATGCTCTAACTGATCTTCCACTACGTTAAGGTTTTCAATGTCTGCAACATTTGTGTCAATCACGATGGAAGTTGGCGTTTCGCTTAGATTGCCTAGCTTATCAACGGCCTTGATGAAGTATGTGCCTGTCTGCGCTGGCACAGTTGCCGTGTTTGCAGGCCGAGAAATCTTTGACACTAGGTCAACGGACTTTTCATATTGCGCGCCGGATTTCAGCGGCGAATATCGCAACTTGTAGTGCGACAAATCAAGATCAGGAACGGGCGTCCAGCTTAGGTGCAACGTATTGCCGACTACGTTTGCGCTGAAGTTTGTCACGTCTTGCGGCGGTTTTTCAAAGAGCGTGGCGTAAAAGTTATTTATTGTTCGAAATGGCCCTCGGACACCAAAGCCGTTTACAATTCTGGCGCGAACGTCGAAAAAGCCATCCGATATTCCTGTAGCAACAAAGCGTCCGCCGATGGCCTGCCCCGCAGAAGTAAATTCATCTTGGTCTGACCTTTTGAATTGCACCTCGAATCTATCTGAAAGAGGGCTGCTGGATTTTGCGTCAATAACCAAAGCACCGACAACTTGCTGATTTTCCTTCCGCAATTCTGTGCTAACTGAAAGTCCTGGCGTCGGAACGTCAAACGGCGACAACAAACTGCTGTTGTTGGCAATGATGGCCGATTCCTCGGCGTTCCAGTCAAAGGCCGCTTCGCTCGTTTCTTGCAGCGAAAGCCGCACGCGGGGGGCGCCGCCCTCACTGGTGGACATTTTCCAGCCGACAACCTCAAATTCCTTTTGCGTCCAGCCATAACGCTCAAAGGAAAAGCTGATAATGTCGCCAACCTGCACATCAAAGGCGTCTAGGCTGAAATCAGCGTCAACCCTGATCTGTTCACGCGCGCGATATAGCGTCAGCTTGGCCAGCCGTTGCGCCGTTGCAGGGCTTGTCGTAAACGGCAACTCCAAATCCAAGGGCAACTCATCACCGCCGTCCTCGGCCTTGAACACGCTGCTGGTGACTTGCGGGTAATCAACCGTGATCCAGTCCTCGTCAGCGTCGTTGAAAGT